TGTAACTACTACCCCAGTGGTAAATCCAAAACCAGCAATATTTGATAATGCTTGTTTTGAACTAAAAGTAACTGTGCCCGTTCCTTGATCAACTGAGAAGAATCGACCTACCCTAAATACACCATCTTGGTTAGTTGAGACATAAAAACATCTACCTACACCTTCTTCGTATGTTTCTTTTGAAGAATCTCGAGGAATAGACGGTTCACCGTAAATTGAATATGGAATATTTGTAGTACTATATCCGCCAGTACCAATATCACAGAAGTCATGACTTGTTGCACGGCATGTACTAATTCGTATAGTAACTTGTCCTAATGAACCTGCAGCATATCCTGCTTTTAATGTGTATCCAACTTTGATTGGTTTACTTATACCGGTTGAACTACTTGACCCAGTAGTTGTGCCTGTACCGAATGTACCCGGATCAGTTGGATAATATACCGTAACACTAGTAGATGAATTTTCAACTACTTGATACAATCCATTAAACAATGTATTTGAGTTACCAGACACCTTAATATAACTATCAACTCTAGGTGGAGTACCTGACGGAATTGTATATGTTACTAATGCCGATCCTGGAATTGCACCAGAAATGCTAGTCGGAACCGTTAATGTTATACTAACGATATCAATCGCTGCACTATTAATAAGTGCAACTGGATTAATCGAAATGTATGCAGTTGATGATGTTAGTCCTACATAATTAGTAATAGTGTGTAATCTACCCTGCCATGCTATTATGTAAATGCCTTTATTAATTTGGTCAATATCAAACGCATTTGGAATTACTGAAATTGCAATCTTTACATCGCCTAACGTAGCACCTTGTGTTTTTAATGCATTATCGGGATCAACTGCTGCAATTAACACATCAGTTGCTACTGTTAAATTATAATATGAAAAACTATTATCACTTTGCAGAATTGTTTCATGCGCACCGAGAACGTCGCCGGTTGACTCAACTGCACTATATGTAATAATACGGTAAATATCACTTAATTTATCATTAAACTGTAACGCAGTTGATGGTCTAGTTGGTTTAACATTATCAACATTGATAAATTTAATTTTTTGTAATACTCGTATTGTTATTATCTGATTATGGTATAACCCATAAAAAATACCAGTACTTGATGATGTTGTACTACCAGCCGACCCTAAATTTAATTTTAATACATATTGACCAGATACTGCATCAAGTATAGTCGTTTTTTCAACACTAGCGACGTTATACATCGATATAGAACCGCCAGCAATACCATGGTTAATTTCAACTTCTGATAAATTTGGTGGAATATAATTATACCCAGTAATCCATATCGACGTTGCATTAACTGCCATTTCATTTGCGTATGGTGAATTTTTAAATATACGAACTGTTTGCATCATATGATTAGCTAATGTTACGCTGTCTGGTAATTCTGTAACATCATAACCTGATGCTCGTAAACCGTAACTACCAAATGTATTAGAACACCCTACTAATCTAACATTACCGCCATTGTTTGCCCAATAACCATTATATGCATAATACGTAAACGAACATACTTGCTCAGAAAATGCGCCATTAGTTACTACAACACCATATGATAAATCATTAAACATTGACAAGTTGTTAGCTAACATTGCACGGCTACCACCGCCTTCGATATTTACAGGAATGCTTGCATTAGAAATAATAGTAGTAAATGTTAAACCAGTAGTAGTACCTAATGTTGTTACAATTGCTGAATTATTTGTGTTAACTAATGTAAATGTTGATGTACCGTTAGTTGCGCTAATTTTATAAGATGTTCCTGTTGTATAACCAACTATGCTACTAGCACCAGTTAACGTACCAACTACTCTAATTACTTGGTTAACAGTTAATGGTAACGTGGAAGTACATGTAAATTGTCCTGCAGTGCCTGTTATTTCTGTGCTAGTTATAGTAGAATATGGTGTTGATACATCTAATGTCAATACTGCAATACCTGATGTAGTAGTCGGTTGTGTATATGAAGTTACATCATCAATTTGATATCGTATACCTAACAAATAAAATGCGCATGGGGTACTCGGAGGTCTTATATCTAATCCGCTATTTAAACCGCCTGATACAGTGACTGTTAACCCGTCATCCTGAACTGATGTAATAGTTCCGTATAATCTTCCAGCAAACCCGTCAATATATTGAGCACCGGCAAATCTTTTAGTGTTATTACTTTGAGAGAAACTAGTACATTCTTGTATGTATGGAGATTTAGCTTTGATAGTCCCTTCTGGATCTAATACCATCACAAACCCGCCGTGCCCTTGGAATGTGAATCCTGTTATCCGAGTACCTTCGTTACACAAAAATATATCATTTTCTTTATTATTTTTAGCTGCACTGTTTACATCAAGCGGATCGACTAAGTAATGACGTCCATAATTTGACGAGTTAAACAAAAACCAATTACCTGCTGTTTTAGTTCCACTAGCTGTAAATGGGTATATAGTTGTACAATTTAAAGTATTGCCACTCACCGATGTAACTACTGCTCTTCCACGTTTTGAATTACCGCCAGCTGGAATAATATTATCTGCAAACACTAATCCAATCCATGAAACTAATGCTTGGTAATTTCCGCTTAATGTAACAATGATGTTACCTGATAATGATGAAAATGTCGCAGTAGTTGCTGCAGGTGCATAGTTAGTACCACTGTAATTAACTATACCTACTTCCAATGAATCAATGATAGCATCGCGATAAAAGAATATTTTACGCCACGGACTTTGACTAATTCTATCATACGGACGAATGATAGTTCTACGTACTTCATCACCTTTAATCGATACGTTTGCAGGTATTCTTATTGGGTAATCTTCATAATAAATACCACTTTCTACAAAAATTGTAATATTTAAATCACGAACAGTTTCACCAAATTCAATTTCTTCATTTAGTTTAAACAATTCAGGTCTTATTAATCGAACTTGAATTGAATCAGATTGTGGTGATGTATTAATTCCATCGCCGCCTGGCACGTACTTTACAATACTTGCTGTTGCATTTGATCCTGTGATACCAGTAGTTGCACTACTCACACCATTAATAATTTTAGCTGGAAAAATGTCGTTGTTTGCAGGTGCACCTTGATCAACATAATTAAGTCCACCATTGTCTACTGCAACATGCCACAAACCAGTTCCAAATAACGGAACAGGTGCAGCACTAACCCCGTACTGAATGATATCAGTAGTTAGTTTCATGTTATTAATAACTGTTTGTCTTGCATCACTTGCTACACTAAGTGAAATGCTACCAGTTATTCCAATAAGCTTACTTGGTAAATTGTTAATGTTTGAAATAGTAGTAACTTGCGATTCTAACGATTGATATCGCATTGCTGATGATTTATCTAATACTTGTAATGCTAAATCTTTAGCAAATAATATACCATCAAATGATTCAGTAAACTGCGTACTAATTGCAATTGCACTAGAACTTTTATAAAAACTTTTTCCTGTATTAATTGATTGCCATGTTCCACCTGTGATTAAATCAATAGACATTGAATTAATAATATAACCTAAATCTCGATAATACAACGATTCATCATAATTATATCCGCCGCTAAATGATTCATTTACATAATTGATCGCATTAGTTGCTATAATAACTTCATTATCGATAATAAGTTGTCTTAATGCTAACTGTGGAGTGTATATAGCGTCAACTGTATACAATGCTAAATTAACAGCAGTACCCGACGTGGGGGGGTTAATAGTATTAAAAATTCCAGAAATTAATGTATATTTTGCATTTACTAAATTAACTACAGTTGTATACCCTGACGGAACTACTGCAACAGTTTGTGATGCAGCTGTACTAATTATTGATTGTGTAATTGTGTTAGTGCTTATTAATGTAAAATACGATCCTGCATTGAAACTAGCCAATGTACCACCAAACGACACATCATAACATACCGCAAGTACTATAGTTTTTATATCTAATTTTAATTTATCGCTATCAATGCTACTAACTAGTCCTGCATGATTTGTTACAAAGGTATTATATGTGTTTGTTACAATTGTAGTCAATGAACTTAAAATTGCCGACCTGGTATCTGACAACATACTCGAGGTTACAATTGGCGCAGTACTGTAAATTGATAGAGACGTTGCTGGAAATGATGGTACAAATGTTGAATATGATCCTTTTTGAATTAACGTAGTAATGTCATTAAACAAACTAATAATTTTAGTTTTATTATTACTATCGTTAATTACTGGATAAAAATGATCAATAAACCACGGAGTAGTAGTTGATGCTAATTCATCTGATTGATTTAAGTCAACCTGTGTAGTATATGCGGGTATATTATTAACAACTGATGTTCTAACCCCTTGAGAATCACTATTAGCATATGTTACTAACGGATAAACAGTTGCATAATATACCGGATACATAGTGTATGTTAACCCAGTAGGTGTACCTATTGTTGAATTAATAGCTGTTCCGCCAAGTGTACTAGACAATTGAAACGTAGTAGATCCATTAGTTGCTATAATATAATATACTGATGGATTTGTATATCCAGTTATTGAACCACTACCGCCTCTAACACCGTTAATTACTACTGTTTGACCAACAATTAACGTTGAACTAGTACTGCTGCATGAAAACTGACCAGCTACGCCAGTAATTGCAACACCTGTAATACTCACTTTTGAAATAACATTTACAATTGCTGCAATATTAGTTGAAATTGACGACGATGCGATGATACCATTTGATAATGTATCATTACGATATTGTTTTATTGATTGCTGATAAACCGTTGGCGCTACAGAATTTGTTATAATAACTTGTGCAAGTGTATTAATATATGAAACAGCATCTTTCCATGCAACAAATTCAGCAGAACTTGAATATGATGTTGCATTATTCCAAAATTGTGATCCTATATAAAGACTTTGACTATTACCACCGTACAGTAAATCATATGCAATACTCCATACAATATATTTGGTATCTTGTAACCGCAATGTTCTATTATACAACACTGCTGGATAGTTTGCACTTAAAAATGAAATAATTTCAGCTTGAATAAATGGAATATTTGCAAGTAACAAGTCTTTTGCATGTCTATAGCTAGCTACATCATAACCTACTGGAGCATTTGTAAACGATGGCATAACTACATCAGGTAATCGGTGTGTTGTTATGATATCACAGATTAATAATGCGTTATTTTTAATAGATGTGCGAACGGTAGAATTATTTTCTATACTGCTTATATTCAATAGTTGATTAATTAAATTCTGTTTATCAAATGTACCAACAACATTATGTGTGCCTGCAACAAATGCAATGTTAGCGACTGTAATAGTAACTGAATTGATAGTTGATGCAATTACTGGGTAATATACAAGATCTCCATTAATATCAGTAGATGATAATGTTATTACTGAAGCAGTTGGATTGCCAATGCTAGTAAATGACGCATTAATTAATATCTGGCTATTAACTGGAAAATCATTAACACCTCGTGAAATAAATGATAGTATAACATTTGACCCTTCACGAGTTGCTAATGTAATAGTAATCGGATCAACGGTTAATATAGAAGTTATCTGTTCAACAGATAATCCAGTGTTATTATTTTCAAATGATAATCCTGCTTGAATACTCTGATAATTAGATTGAAATAAGAAATCATAACACAACGCATTAACAATATCAGTAGTATATGATTGTAATCCAGTGACACTATATGAAAAATCAATAATTTGATCTCTAATAAAATTAATAGCAGAAACCCATTGTATTAACCCTTCACTAGTTGAATGTTCGTTAATATAATCAACTGCATACCAATATGATGAATAGTTACATTGAGGCACTCCGGTATCTGTACTTACTGCGCCTAAAACTAAATCAGAGCTTACTGCAGACAACAAGTTATATACATTAATTCTAAAAGTAGATTCATCATACTCAAATTTATTAACATATTTTTTACTAACATACGCAATTGTTTCAGCTTGAATAAATTTAAAGTTTGCTTGTAATAGATTATATGCAGCGATGTAACTGGTCGATGCCGATTGACCACCAGATAAAATTATATTTTTAACAGTAGAAAATGTTTGATCAACTCCTATTGTATATGTTAATCGTTGTTTGTATGGTCCTGGTTCCTGACTTGCTAAATTAATCAACGATTCTGCATATAACATTGCTGAACCAATCGATTTAAATGAATAATTCCAGTACCGTCCTTCTTTACCAGCCGGTGTATTTGATTGTAAATCATTGCCGCTTGACGCTGATACATATAAATTTACATTACTTGAAAAGGTGTTAGCATCTACATAAAACTTAGTAGCAGCTTGCCAATCAGCAGCATCATTCGAACTAACAATTCCAGCTAATGGTGCTGGGTGGTCACTTAAATATAACGGTCCGGTCATTGTGTCGCCGCCGCGGAATACTAAATCTTTACGAGGCACAATTGACGACGATAAGTAATTCCCAGTCAATGCCGGATCGTAATCTGGACTAGTAATGTCAGGCGTAGTTGGTTGAACACCTAATGATAGCGGAATTACTGCGCCGGTTGAATCTTTGATACCAACAGTGCCATTACTTACACTAACATAATTTTGATTAGCATAACCTACAGTAACTGGTAATTGATCAATTGTAGTTTCAATGTTCCACGCTTGATTAAATTCTAAAACTGCAGCTGCACTTGGATCTCTTACTCGACCAATTGTTTTAAGATTTGCATTGAATGGATGTGCAATCTCCGGAGCTGGGTCGGATGACATTTGCGAAGCTGGTGCACTGATTGTTAATGTAGTATCAGATGCATCAATAGTAATGTTAGTGCCAGCTTCTAATGTCCGAGCACTTAACTTAGTACCAGCAGCATTAGCCATAATAAGCTGGTTTCCGATATACGAACAACCATCATCTAATTGCGATAATGTGATCCGTCCTTGATTAAAAATACTATAGATTTCGTTAAAGTTATCGTTAACTTTATTAAATGCATCGCGTATGCTGTCTCCGGTGCCGTCATTTCCCTGGACACCGACGTCAATTATTTTTTTCATATTAGGTTACACCCCTTTTGTAAACATATTGTTTGATACAATATTTATCAAATTTTTTTTATAATCCTAACGTAAATACAGTATGGTTATCAATACAGAATACATTACATCTCATTATACTAGAACTAGTAAACTAGGAAATGTACATACCTATTATCGGAATAAAACAATTATAGTATTACGGTGTGATTCATGCGGGTTACTTTTTAAAAGAGATAAAGGATCAATTGCACCTACTCGATTAACTAACCAATTTTATCACGTATGTAGTAATTGCAATGCTAAAAAGTTTGCTCAAGAAAAAGGAGTTGAAAGTAGAAAAATTTGGGAAATGCCAGCAAGTAGTCTTAAGAGTCTGGCTCAATTATAAATAACAAACAAGGAGATTATATGTTTGATTTTATTAAACGATTATTTAAAATAGAAGAAAAAGTTAAAGCTACTTTACCAGTAGTTATACCTGCTGCAGTTACTGAAACTGTTGTTATTACAGAAGTGGCGTTAGCTGAAATTAAGAAAAAACCTGCAACAGTAACTGCAGTAAAAACAACACCTGTTGCAAAAGCTAAAGGTATTACTCCTGCGAAAGAAAAGCCGGTTGTTAACAATGTAGTTCCGTTAGTGCAACCGGCAGTAGAAAAGGTAGTTAAACCTAAAAAACCTGCAAAACCAAAAAAAGTTGTAGTTAACGAAGATATTAAACTCTCGGTAGTAACACCTACAAAACCTAAAGGTCGTCCTAAAAAAACACCTGCTAAGTAGGTACACACTAATTTGCAAAATCCGCACAAATATGTTATTATAATACTTTATATTAACTAAGAGGTGCTACTGTGAAAAAAATTGGATTTGCTTGCAAATATGTTAACAGAACTACAACTGGGTTTGAATCTGTTAAAGAATTAAACATGGGAGCAACTACAGTTGCATGGTTAGGCCGTCAATCTAAACAAGTAGCAGAAAAAAAGCTGTGGGACATTGCAATGCAAAATCTCACAGCAACTTCAAATCTTATTAGAAAGGTAGGTACTTTAGATGAACATTTACGTATGGTTCGTATTGGTTCTGATGTTATGCCAATGTATACTCATGAGCTATATCGCAGCTTTTGGCAAGATCCATCAAGAATCAAAATTATCGAACAAAACTTACAAAAGATTGGACAATATGCTAAAGATGCTAATATTCGTCTCAGTTTTCATCCTGGCCAGTTTGTCTGTATTGCTAGCGACAGAGATGATGTCATTACTAGATCATTGGAAGAACTTGAATATCATGCTGACATGGCAAGATTTATGGGATATGGCCAGTCTAAGTTAGATCTTAAAATTAATGTACATGTTAGTGGTAGACGTGGGATAGCAGGCTTTGATGCAGCATGGAATAGAATGAGCCCAGAGCTGCGTAACTGCTTAACATTAGAAAATGATGAATATCAACAGGGTTTAGATGACTTATTAGAATTAAAAGATAAAGTAGGCATTGTACTTGACATACATCATCATTTAATTAAGACAGGTGAATATATAAAAGCAACTGACCCTAGAATACAAGGTGTGCTTGAAAGTTGGCAAGGTGTCAGACCTACATTCCATTACAGTCAATCAAAAGAAGAATTGATTACTAAAACAGGTATGCCAAGTTTAGAAACATTACTTGAATCTACTTCTAAAAGTAAATTACGAGCTCATAGTGATTTTTACAAAAATAAAGATATTAACAGATGGGCACTAACGCATTTAGAATGGGGTAACATGATGGCGGAATCTAAAGCTAAGAACCTAGCATCATTTGAACTGTTTGACCAGTTTAAAGAAGAATTTATGTAATCAATAAAAAAGGCAGCTTACGCTGCCTTTTTTCTTATCCTGTATATCTACAATGGCTTTTGCGAGTTTCCCACAGCTCAACTGCAGTAACCTTTGCTACATTACCTATACGTGATTGTGCATATTCAAACAAATACTTACAAATGTTTTCGCTAGTTGGTACAAAATCTACTAGTACAAAACTGTTATAATGTAATTGTTCACCTTCAGTTAACCCGACCCAGTTGTAAGTTCCTAAGTTAGTAAAGTTTGCAAATGGGTGTTCGTCTGTTGTTGAATTTCTCCATTCGTTACCTGTAATTAACTTAAAGTTTGGATCATTAATATCAATCATAAACTTATGATCCAATACATCATCTACAAATTGTTTCATAAAGTTTAAATTCTTAAAGTCCGTAACCATTTCAGAATGATCTAACGTATCAGAACCTAAAAATACTTTAATTGAATAACTGTGTCCGTGTAAATGCTTGCAGGCACAGTCAGTTGAAATACTTAACTCAACATGATTTAATTTTTGTGCCCATACTCTGTGTCCCATTTCAAAATGAAACTCTTTATCTATTTCCCATTTCATATAATTGCCTGTCTATTAAAAAGCTATATTATATAATCATTGCTTCAAGAAGTCAACCTACTTCTTCATATTAGCACAACTATCTACTGCTGGACAATCGTTGCATATGTTGCCAGCTGTTTCTTTACAATTCACAATAATCTTTATTTGGTCAAGATCTGATGTAATCTCATTTAATATTTGATATTCAGAATGCACAGCCCTGACTAGTTTACCAATTGCACTAACTGTCCAATACCACCAATTTATACTAACTATTAAACTAACCGAAATAATTCCCCACCAAATTAAATTATTATCAAGACTAGAAAGATAAAACCAACTAACAATTATACCAATAACTACTGCTACTACTAATGAAATAGCATATAACCATAATCTACGCTGACGATAGATCACTTCTAACTCATCTGTATGATCTTTTATCTTAATACTGTTGTTATATTTCATTATGCGCCTATTGCGCCAAATGGTCTCCATTCACCCGGTGATCCATCTTGAATGCATATCCAACCAACGTATCCGTATTCGGTTGGTAATTGATTCCAACATATATCACCTTTTAGGAATAAACCAGACATCGGACTGCTAGTGCCAGTGATAAATTTCTTATTATTAAAACTAACATTTCCACTTACTGACAACCCAACTGTTGGATCAGGATTATTAATTCCTATAGACATTACTCCGCATACTTTAACTAATTGTTTCTGTTGAATGTTGCCAATTTCAATTTCAGTAGTGTTGCCCTGGAATACTGGCATTGCATCTACTATAATTGACGCAGTATTTGCCATAGTTAACCCGTCATTAGTTAAGGTTGCTGCATTTTCTCCGGTAATTTCTAAAGTATTAGCAGAAACTGCTGATAACGAGGTGTTACCTGCAACTTTTAATGAATTTAACGTTCCAACGGTAATAAGGTTAGAATATAAGATTGGTGGTTCAAGTTTAGTACTTGATAATACCGAAACTTTATTAATCATATAAGTCCCGCTGGTATCAATTGATTCACTTGACCATAGTCGATCCGGACCAGATGCCATTATAAATTGGCGTGCAATGCCAGTCCCTTGCCACATTAATCCTTTACCGTATATACTATTGCCAGTAGTTGCTATAAATTCTAACGATGAAGATCGTTCTACTCTAGTATCCGACACTATGTTTTCAGATATAATGTTGTCTGCATAAATTGATCCAAAAACCCGTAAAATACCATCTTTACTAAACTCATTACTTACATGGATTTCACCATTATTCTTTACTGTGATACGCGGAATATTATCACTAATAATTGATAAATTATGATTAGTTCTGGTACCAATAGTTGCTAATCCAGGTATCGGACTGCCTAATGAAATTTCAATGTTATTTTCGGCAATGCTAAGTGCAGCAGATGGGGTGTCAGTTCCAATACCTACTCGATTAGTAGCAGCATTAATAAAGGTAAACCCACCTAACATCGAATCACCTACTACTTGTAACGAACGTAACGCCCCTACTTGTCTAAGGTTGCTTTTAGTGATAGACGAACCAAGGGTATTAGCAGTTAATACTGGTATATTGTCAATCATATATGCAGAATCAAGTGGAATATCAAATTTACCATTTGTCCATATACGTTGTCCTGTTCTATACATTAGCAGGGTTCGATTAGCATCGTATTCCCATATTAATCCCTGACTATTGAGTTCATCTTCTGTAGTTGCTAACCAGTGGTTAGCAGTAGACGCAGTAACTGATGTATCAGTATCGACGATTAATTGTTTAACATGGATCGTATCTGCTATAATATTATTAGCAGATACATCCTGTAATGTTGACTTGCCTACTACAGATAATGATATTAAATCACCGACTTGCTGTAAGTTACTTCTAGTAACAGATGCACCTAATCGGTTAACACTCATTACTGGTATATTATTAATTAAATAAGTTGAACTTGCTGATAGATTTAAACTATTATTTAAGGATAATCGACCAGTAGGTTGGTAACTTAGTGTAGTAACAGTTGAATTACACTTCCATGATATGCCTTTACCAATAATAGTAGCTTCAATGTCAGCACACCATTCAATTATCGGTAATGGATTAGTAGTAATTAAATGTTTAACACGAATTACATCGGCTGTTATTGCATCGGCTTCTAATTTAGTAACAGTTGAAGTTCCTGTTACTGATAAATCACCGTTTACTGCAACCGCTAGCTTATCAATAACTACTGTATCATTTTTTATAAGTATTTGGGTCATAATTAAGTCTCTTTTAAATATTTATCTTAAATTTCATTAGTACAGATGCTACAGAGCAACAGTCATGTGAAAATCTTATAAATACTGCAAACGAGAACAATTATGTCACTAAATGTTTGGAAGCAACCCTCAGGTTATTCTTTTGGAGTATATCAAGAAAGATCAACCGTCGATTTACCATTACCGGTAGATCATGTTATTACATCTGTTCATTATGCCGTTATTTCAGGTAAGTTACCGCTTGGTCTGCAAATAGTTAACGATCATATATCCGGTACACCTTACGAAGTACCAAGAGATACCATATATACATTTTGCATTCGTGCAAATAAAACTATCGACGGTGTACTTAACGTTTCTGATAGAACTTTTAAAATTACTATTCAAGGAGCTGATCCTCCTATTATATTAACCCCTGCAGGTTTGTTAGAATTTGGTCAATCTCAACAGTATTTCATAATGGATAACACATTTGTTGATTATCAAATTGATGCAATTGATACTGATACTGCAGCCGGACAGCAATTAAGTTTTTTTATATCAAGTAGACACGGAATGTTACCTCCAGGTCTTTCATTGTCACTTGATGGTAGGATTACTGGATATGTACAGTCAGTTACTTCTATTAAACCAGAAGATGGAACTGGAACATATGATAACGGTGTATATGATACCGGCCCGTACGACTTTGCATATATTAAACCATCAAACGGCTATGACTATTATGCATATGATTATTCAATATACGATTACCAAGCGCCGCATCGACAACCTCGAGCAGTTAATCGAAACTATGAATTTACAGTTACTGTAACCGATGGTGAATCATTATATCAACAACGTACTTTTCAAATATTAGTAGTATCCGATTCGCAATTTAGAGTTAGTTCAGACACATTATTGTCTAGTGTTGGTATGTTTACTGCCGATGTATCATATTTACGTAAACCAGTATGGCTTACTCCGAGTGATCTAGGAACATATCGAACTAATAACTATATTACACTGTTACTTGATGTATTTGACGTTGATTTAATATATTATTCTATATTAGATATAACTGCACTGCCGACTGGTTTATCATTTGATGAACAAACCGGAGAAATATTTGGTAGTGTACCGTTCCAACCGGCTGTATCAAAACATTATAGCTTTACTGTGATTGCATCACGGCACGGTGACGGAACAGCTATTGCATCTGCGTCTAGAACATTTACAATGACCATTTTAGGCGAAGTTAATAGTAAAATTACCTGGATAACTGATCCAGATATGGGATATATTAATGCTGGATACCAGTCAAAATTAGCAGTGTATGCATCGAATCAAATATCTACTGCAAATACAATTTATAAAATTGTTGATGGTAACTTACCACCCGGATTATCGTTAGCATTAACTGGTGAAATTAGTGGTAAGGTAACTCAGTTTGCACCAACATTTATGATCGATCATAATACTACAGTTATTGACAACAATCGTACTACCTTTAAACAAGATATTGAAAAACGTAGTTTGCTGGTATTTGATTATACATCAACAACTGATACATATTTTGATAACAATACTACAACATTTGATCATCGCTTTACATTTACAGTATCTGCATCTGATCAACAAGTTTATAGTACCGTTTCTAGAACGTTTTCTATAACTGTGCATACACCGAATAGAATGTTATATAGTAACATTTATACTAAACCGTTATTAACATTAGATCATCGATTAGAATGGTATACGTTCATTAATAACCCAACATTATTCACTCCTGCTAGTATATATCGACCAGCAGACGCTGCATTTGGAGTACAATCTGATCTATCTATGTTAATCTATGCCGGAATTGAAACTCGCAATGCAGCAGTATATTTTCAATCAATCATGCACGGTGTTAAAAAGAAACGATTTCAGTTTGGTCAATTAAAGAAAGCAATTAGTATGCCAATCGGTACATCTATCCCGCAATATGAAGTAGTATATGTTACTATGATTGACCCAACCGATAGTACAGTTGGGACGATGCCTACTAGTATAACTACTAATAATCGCAATTATTATACAAATACCTCAACAAATTGGCAAAAACAACTGTCAACAGTTGGTTCTACTAAAAGAAATTACTTGCCGGCTTGGATGCAATCAATTCAACCCGAAACTAGAGAAGAATTAGGGTTTATTTTAGCAATACCGTTATGTTTTTGTAAAGTTGGTACGGGTGATGACATAATCTTAAATATTAAATATAGCAACTTTAATTTTAATTTACTTGATTACACAATTGATCGATTCATTATAGATTTAACTGCAGAAAATAACGACAATAAATATATTATATTTAACAATGATAGGGAAACAATATGAGCAACATAAACTTTAGCGATATAGATGAAACATTTCCAATTGCAGGACAAGATAATCCAAGTAAAGGATTTCGTGATAACTGGGGATACATTAAAAACGCACTAACTACTGCTAAATCGGAAATTTCTAGATTAGAAACTTCAGCAGTATTGAAAACAAACATCGTAAACCTTAACCCAGTTAATAACGATTTAGCAGGAAGTACTATTAACAATGGCACATATAATCAATTTTACGGAATACAGCATGCAGCTACTGCTGCTTCAATTGACGTATCAGTAACTGCTAATTTAGCAAATGGGTCAATTCATGCAATTACATTAGTTAACGACGTCGATGTTAACTTTTCCGGTTGGCCAATTACTGGATCATATGCAAAAGTTCGAGTACACCTTACAACTACATCAGCTAATCCAATTCAAATCACAGATTTTACTTCAACTGCGGCTACTGTTAAAAAAGAAACTGCATTTCCGGATCCGTTACTTGTAGAAACTGATAAACACATAGTAATCGAAGCATGGAGTTATGACGGTGGCGAAACTATATTTGTACAGTATATTGGTGAATTTTAATGCACCCGTTAGTGACTGATTTATCAAATCTTAAAAATGCAGAAATTGAAACTAATATTAATAACTTAACTAAAAAATACTTTATGACTAGTAATTATAGTGTGCAATGCCAAATTTCAAATATGCTCGATACATATAAAGAAGAATTACAAAATAGACAACAAGCCGAATGGCAAAAAGTAATGGATTCACGTGATAAAGGTCTTGACAAACTCATTAATATAAGTTAAAATATATGTATGAGATTAGACAAATACGCAAATCCTGTTTTTAACGAAACTGATTTATTTAATGCCCTTTATAAAGGGCATTTGATAGACTCGTCAGATATTACTGTTGATAACAGTTACGAAATATCAAAATTCTTAAACATTGCTGAGATTAGTCTGCCGGTTGCAGACTTGCTATCAGATACACTATCAATTGCCGACTATGACAAATTACAGCAACAACAATGGTTTATGCCTGATGAATATTATAATATAAACATTTACGACTTTTGTATTTCTAAATGTTGCACTGTAGAAGAAGAAAACAGAGCAATTGAAGAATTAACAGAATTTAACAATCGTAATATGATAACATTATTACAATGGTTAATATATTTCGTTGATACCTGTACTGCTGACAATATAATCTGGGGAGTCGGCCGTGGATCAAGCGTGTCTAGTTTTGTACTATACTTAATTGGCATTCACCGAATACACAGTATTAAATATAATTTAAGTTGGCAAGAGTTTTTAAGATAAGTAACACATACACATTAAGGAGATCTAAATGGCACAAATTTTACATCGTTCAGCAAAAGGCAAAATGATTGACATGAATAAAATGGCAAGTCAAAATGAATTAGCAGTTGCAGTTAGCAATGTTAAAGTCAATGCGCGAGGTGACGAACTAGGCCCGGGCGGACAAATTATTCGTAACAATATGTCACACGATATGGTTGCACCTGCAAGTAACATCCCGGCAGAACAATATACTGCAAGACCATCAGTTGCAGAAAATATCGAACCAAAAAAACCAAATACACCACAAAAACCTATTGAATCACAAAAAGTAGTTATGACCCAACCAGTAGATGCATCACCGTTTGCAATAACACATCCTGCACCTACTGTAAATTTAGAAAAATCAAATAAAGGTAAGTAATGAGTATATTAAAAGGAAAATTAGTTACTATTCACAACAACGTGTTAGTTACCGACATGAACTTCGAAGAACAGGTATCAACAGGCGGCATTATTATACGCAGTGATGATGGAACATCTGAAGGTATTAAACCACGATGGGGTAAAGTATACGAAGTTGGTCCAGATCAAACTGACATATCAGTCGGTGATTGGATCCTAATTGAACACGGCCGTTGGACTCGCGGTGTTAAAATTGAAGATAACTCCGGTAACATTACTACAATACGTCGGGTAGATACTAACGCAATATTAGCAATTTCAGATCATCTACCTAGCGACATTAATCTAGGCGCATCAAACGCATCAACAGTACAAGAGTTCGATTTTAGTCAACCGATGTATTAATCATTGAGTAACAAGGAGCTTGACACTCCTTGTTACTTATTATATAATATACTTTTTAAACACAACTACAAAGGCATATCATGGCAACAACATCGTTATGGGTTGAATCTTATCGACCAAAAACTATAAACAATTACGTATTTAGAGATCAACAACAGAAAGATCAAATCGACGGTTGGATTAAACAACAAAGCATTCCGCATTTATTGTTTAGTGGAAGTGCCGGAATTGGTAAAACTACCCTTGCAAAAATATTATTTAATGAGTTAGACATTGACCCATTAGATATTTTAGAAATTAATGGATCACGAACTAACTCAATTGATGATGTTCGTAATTTAATTACTAATTTCATACAAATGATTCCATTTGGTGACTTTAAAGTTGTGTTATTAGATGAAGCTGATTACTTATCACACCATGCGCAAGCTGCACTGCGTGGTATAATGGAAGAATACAGTGCTACATCACGATTTGTACTAACTTGTAACTACCCGCATAAAATTATTCCTGCTATCCATTCGAGATGTCAAGGGTTTCATATTGAAAAAGTTGATATTGTAGAATTTACTGCAAGAGTTGCTACTATTCTAGTAGAAGAAAACATAGAATTTGAATTAGATACTCTTGATACGTTTGTTAAAGCGACTTATCCAGATCTAAGAAAATGTATTAACACTGCTCAGATGAATAGTTTAAGTGGATCATTAGTTGCACCTTCACAAAGCGATACTAGTAGTAATGATTATAAATTAGAAATGGTTGAATTATTTAAGGCGGGCAAGATTGCACAAGCACGCAAATTAATTTGCGGAAATGCAAGACCAGAAGAGATGGATGAGATTTATAGATGGTTATATGATAATGTTTCATTGTTTGGCGATGAAGCTACTCAAAATAAAGCTATCTTAATTATTAAACAAGGTCTAGTTGATCATACTATTATTGCAGATGCAGAGATAAATTTAGCAGCTACATTAATCAGATTAGGAAACCTATAAACTTGCATTTATACATTTAATATAGTATAATATGTTTTTATTTAATTATTAAGGAGCAACTATGTTGTTAATTTATTTTAAGGTGCTAGCTGTATTATTATTTTTTCTACTACAGTTTATTTTTGTACTACCGTACTACATGTCATCAAACGAATGGTGGGAATTTACACTAGGTTGGTTTATTTTATTAATCATTGATCCAATTGTAATTTACAAATTATGGAAGGATGCAGTTAAACCCGTTAACGAACTTTTTAAGGATGTGAAATAATGAATAAATTACTATTAGTTGCTGCAATGGCTGCAGTGCTTTCTGGCTGTTCAAATGTTAATGTTGGTGAAGTAGGTATCAAAGTACATTTACTTGGCGGAGACAAAGGCGTTGACACTGAGCAATTAACTCCAGGACGTTATTGGATTGGAGTTAACGAACAACTGTATACGTTCCCAACATTTATGCAAAACTATACATGGACTAGGTCTCGTAATGAAGGTCGTGACGAAGATGAGTCAATTACATTCCAAACTAAAGAAGGTCTGTCTGTAAACGCCGACATTGGTATTACTTACACATTACAACCAGATAAAATTCCAGTGTTATTCCAAAAATATCGCAAAGGTATTGATGAAATTACACACGTTTATTTGCGTAATTTAGTGCGTGATGCAATTAACACAGAGTCATCTACTAAGTCAATTGACTCTGTTTACGGTGAAGGTAAATCAGATTTAATTAAAGCTGCTGAACATCGTGTTCGTGCTGAAGTTGAAGCATACGGAATTATTTTAGATCACTTATCCTGGGTTGGTGATATTAGATTACCAGACACGGTAACTGCTGCAATTAATGAAAAAATCGGTGCATCGCAACAAGCAATTACACGTCAGAACCAAGTTGAAACTGCTAAAGCACAAGCAGCAATTGCGATTGCACAAGCAGATGGTGAAGCACAAGCACGCTTACTTGTAGCTGAAGCTGAAGCAAAAGCTATTCACTTAAAAGGTGAAGCTGTTAAAAACAATCCAGGTGTAGCAGAATTAAACGCGATTGAAAGATGGAATGGTGTGTTACCTGTTACAATGTTACCAAACAGTTCAGTACCAATGATTGGCATTAAGTAATGAAACAAAAGTTTAAACACGCATTTATGAAAACGGCTTACGTATTTGCGGAATTAAGTTCCGCAGTTAAGCTCAAAGTTGGTGCTGTTGTAGTTAAAGACGATAGAATTATTAGTCTTGGCTACAACGGTACACCTACCGGATTTT